ATCAAAGAAGATGTTGTACCGGTAGATGCGCCAGTTCCAAGGTTTAACTCAATCTCAACCGGAGCGTAGGTGCCGGAGGAAGTGCCAGCAGACAATGTTAGTTCAGCAACAAAGGCTGAACCCAGACCAGTCGTGCGACCAGTAGCACCGTAAGTGACTTCGGCTTTCAGGGCGTTAGAGAACGAACCCAAAGCGACGTTAGTGTCCATCTCGAACAAGGTGCGTCCGCCTGTGCCGCCAACACCCGTCATCGTGACGACAGTGGTGTTCGCATTAAAAGCGGCGGCCCCAGTGGAAGAATTGGAAATATTGGTGATAAATCCGTTGAGGGAAGAGACTGGGCCGGAGAATGTGGTTAATGCCATGATTGTTTCCTTACATGCAAGTTAGGCGTATCAATCTGCATGTCGTCAGCCGGGACTGTTTGATACACCGGAAAGCCCGGATTAGAAGCAATATACACCAAAAGAAAAAGGGGCACAAGGCCCCTTTTTCTCTTTCTTTAGGCTGCGCCAGGCGAGCCGAACAAACCACGTGGATCGCTGAAGCCAAAGCTATAGCGCTCACGAGCCTTGTAGCGGACGTTGCCGGTGTCGAAGTCGCCTTCAAAACCAGTCTTCATAGACACGCGCTCAAACATCTTCATGCCGTTAGGAGCGTCAGTCTTAATGAAGAACGCATCTGGATCGGTCAAGAAGTTGTTAACCACGTAGCCCTGAGGAACCATGCCCATGTTGCGAATGGCATTGATGTCGTTATCAGCAGTACCAACGCGCAGCGTGGACTTCATGATACGGTCAGCAGTAAACATCAGCTCTTTGGGGATGATCAACTTCAGGCCTTGAACGGCGATCTTCAAGCCGCGCTCATCAGTGAACGCTGCAATGTCGATCAGAGCTTGTTCCAAGGATGTCTCGGACAAGTCAGCGGCCGTAGCCAAGGTGTTGGACAGGTTTGGACCTGACAGAGTGGGGTGATTGGTTGCGCACAAAGCAACACCGTCGCCACCGATAGAGGTGGTGAAAGCGCCGTTTAGCACACTCGCAGCCTTGATCTGCTTGGTCTGGGCCATAGAACGAGCCAAAGCCTTGGTGTAGCGGGCAGACAAGCGGTCGTAGAGGTTATCTTCAACAGCTTCTTCTGTCAGCGAGAACGCCAAAGCGATAGTCTCGTGGGTGTAGCGAGCAGTGTAGACCTCTTGAGCTTGGTCGTATGAAACGCCCGCGCCCTCGGTCTTCACAGGAGCTTCGCCGAAGCCCGATTCCATTACTTCCTCTTCAAACGCACGGTCAGAAGATTCGATGGAGTAGATTTGGGTGTGTTGGTTCTCGTAGTTTTTATACTCGAGGCCGAACAGAGCATTGAGACCTGGCTCAAGCTCTTTCACCAGTTGTGCACGTGAGATTGCCATTTTTTAGTTCCTTTAAATTAGGTCACGGCCTTGACGCCAGAGCTACCGTACAAATGCTCGTTGATTTTTACAACGACAGTTGCAAAGTTGCCCAACTCGTTGCCCGGGACGTTGTACAGGCCCACAATCTTCAAATTCAGCGCTGCTGTATCTGCGATAGTAGAAGAGTCAAGTTCCATCGTGGAAACACCTGTAGTGGTGCTGCCGCCTGAGCCAACGACATCGGCGTTTTTGCCAATGTCAGCTTGCACAATGTCCTCGTCTGCCTGGATAAGAAACAACTGACTAGGATCGTCAATCACATCGGCAATGATCTTGCCAGAAGTGATGTTGACAGAACCTGGGTAGTAGTTCTTCCACGTGGGCTTGCCGGTGGTGGGGTCAATGTACTGGCAGCCGTTTAAAACGCCCAAGGCCGCAGCATGCGTGCCCGGAGCAAATTTAACAACATAGCCTCCTACGATGGTAACTAGGTCACCTTGAAAAATTGCGCCAGCTTGGTTGTCCTCAATCTCGTAACCGTACTGCTTCTGGGCACCAGTAGCAGAAAGGTTACCGATCGGGCGCAGACCAAAGGCTTTGTCGATATTCGCCATTTGTCATTCCTTAAAAAAGTTGAATTTGTCAGCCCTTATTAGAGCCGCCAAAAGAAACGCGAGACTGACGTGTGGGTCGCTGAATGGTCATGCTGTTGTGGGCATTCGCTTTCATCAACTCGTTGTCCGCCGCCTGTAATTGGTCATTCGCTCTACTTTGGTAATACGCGCTGCGCTCTGCCAGTGTCTCAATCGGGATACGTGCAAGAAGTAAGCCTCCCACGCTGATAACACCAGCATGTCGGCCGTCTTCTACTGTTGGCACATGATAGTCGGGGTACTCGTCCCCACGAACTAACTCATACCCCTCGCGGAGCTTTCCAGAGATGTTCGTGCGGTCGTCAATACCACCGGCTTCAGCTCGAATCCAACGGTGCTTATATCCAGGAGGTGGAGGTGGCGCATCCAGTCGTGAAGGGGGAGCCCAAGGTTTACGTCGCGCATCGCTCTCACGAGATTCGGCCCCGCGAGAACTGCGATTGAGTGTAGGTACTTTAACGTCTGACATGGTCTTACTCCTTTACGTACTTGGCATATTCCTCAAGAGGAACACCCAGCTTTTTGGCAATTGCAACTTGACTTGGGGTCAACTTGACAGTGCGGCGTGCGTTGTTGATACCCGAGGATCGGGATGCAGGTGCCACCGTTTGCACGAGTCTGGCGGACCTGTTAGTTTGCGCCTGCTGACCCCCACCCAACTTCTGGGGGAAGGTCTGCTTTAAGCGATTGTCTAGCTCATCATAATACTCATTGCTGTTTGGGTCAAATCCTTCAGTTTGAATTAACTGACGATGGATTCCCCATGCTGCATGAGTCATGGCTGTATCTCGGCCGTACCAGGGGTTACGCTCGGCCCAGTCCTCGACCCGTGGATCGACTTCCTGCTGAACTTGTACCTGGGGCTGCTGGGCAGCTTGCTGGGCAGCAACCTGCTGCTGGTAGTTCCACTGCTGTACCTGCTGCTCGCGCTGCTGAGTAGCGGCAGTGATCTGGCTTTGCTCCATGGTGAGCGAAGTCAGGCGTTGCTGGGCTTCCGTTTCGGTGTCAATGTCACCTTCTTCACGGGCCTTGCGGATGATTTGTTTTAAAGCAACAACTTGCGTCTGAACACGGCCATTGGCCTCACCCAGGCGCTCGCCGTCCACAGTCATGTACTGCTGCTCGAGCTGCGTAGCACGAGCCTGTACGCTCTTGGCGTACTCCAGGGCTGCTTGCTCACGGCGCTGGGTCTCGCGCAGGCGCGCGGTTAGCTTGTCAATCCGCTTCTTGACGCCTTCGCTGTACTGGTCCAGCTCGCCGCCATCATTGGACTGCTGTGAGGTGGTCTCGACCCGAGGCGCTTGGGGTTTGTCCAACACTTCAGCAGCACCGTCCTCCCCAATTGCAACGGTGGCCGGACTTTCGTCCTCACCTATCTTAAATTCAAGTTGGTCATTCATGTCATTGCTCCTTTACATGTGCAGAATGTCTTCGGGACTGTTCACCACTCCAAGTACCTCATCGTCGTTGATGAGACGAATCTCACCCCCGTCGATTGGTATGCGTGCGCCAGCGTAGCGGCCAAAAATAATCCAATCACCCTCTTTGCACCAGGCACCAGTGGGAAATTTAGATTGATCGGCGTAGGCTAAGGACCCTACCTTCAGGACGTAGCCGCACACTGTGCCAAGCTGGGTCCTGCGCTGTGTTTCTTCGGCAAGGACAATACCGCCCTTGCTTTTCTCAGCGCCTCGGTAGGGAAGAATGGCAATGCGCCATCCTGTCGGCTGGGGAATGGTGTCTATAACCGCTTGGTCGAGTTTCTCTGGGTCGAAACCCAGCTCTGAGTAAGCATCGTCAAGGGCAGGCGGTTTGTTAACTGCCTCCTCGGCCCACTTACGCTCCAAGGCGGTCATGTTGATTTCAGGTACTGTTGCGGTTTCCATAGTCTTCCTTTACTTGAGAAAATCGTCTGTGTCATCCGTGACTTTTTTGAGCAAATCTTTCACGGAGTCTTCAACCATTCTCAAACCCTCAAGGCGACCCATCATGAAGCGATACCGCTCCATGTCTGTGATGGTTCCGTTCAGGACAATCTGTTTGGATTGATCCTGGAGTTTCCTG